CAGCTTTAACCCCCACTGTACCGACAGCCTTTGAGGGTGTGAGTTTTGAGCCACCTACAACTCTATATCAGCGATGTCAGTTTCGTATTGATTCACCAGAGGACACAACATTAAGTGCAGGTACTGGCATTGGATATTACAGAGAACGGATTCAATTTCAAGTCTTTGTAATTGCAGAACCAAACCAAGGTACAGCCGCAGCACTTACCCGTGCCGAACTGATTAGAAATCTCTTTAAAAAAGGTACAACCCTTTTAGAAGGTAGTTACAGAATATATGTTCTAACTACACCAAAGGTGGGGTCTACAGCACAGATTGGTACGAGGTCTATTGTGCCTGTGATGGTTGATGTGATTACAGAAGTCTATTCGTAGGTTTATAAACAGGCTAGGGGTTGCTCCCGAAACAGAAGAGTCATTACCTTCTCTTGCCTTGTTTTCTTTTTAGTAATGTTCTTTAATGGAGAAGTATGCTTTTATTAACAAAAGACAAATTGAACCAAATACTTAAGCAAAATCGTGGAAAATCTTACACTTATGGGCTGTGTCGTGGTTCAGGGGATTTATTCTATGTGGGTGTAGGGATACGCCAAAGAGTTCTTAATCATACCTATGAACATGAACTAAATCGTGGTGGGAATAAGCATAAAATAAGTATTATTAAAAGAAAATAAAACATACTTTAGACTGTTATTTTTTAATTCTCTTTTAATAAGGATAGAGCAGTTTGTCTTGAGGTGGAAAAAGATTTAATAAGAAAGTTTGGACGTTCAGATATCCAAACAGGCTCACTGACAAACTTGACAAATGGCGGTGAAATTGGCGCAAACGGTGTGGTTGTTTCTGCTGAAACTAGATTAAAACTCTCCGAAAAAGTACAGGAAAGAGTTGAAGTAATAAGAGAACAACAACGCGAACGCTGGAAAATTTTAACAGAGGATGAGAAACTGCAACGCATCCTTAACATGACGCGCGGCAGTGGTACTCCTGAGCATCTTGCTAAGTTATCAAAGGCACAACTGAAAAAGTGGAGTAATCCAGAGTACAAAAAACGTCTCTCGAAGATACAAGTAACAGCCCAAGGTGCTCTTGCAGAAGACCATAGAAGAAGAACAACAGCTTACTGGGCAAACCCAGAAAACAAAGAAAAACGATTAGAACAGAATAGGTTACGAAGGGCTGCAAAGTTAAGTAACCCTGTCTTGAGTCCGATAGAAGAACGGGTTGCTGTACCCACTTAAAAACAGGACATTTTGCAAAATGTATTTTATAAGTAAACAAGGAATCAATAATGCCATCAATTTCACGTGGAACGGCGAAAGTAATCGCCTACAAAAAAGAAACAACATTCGGTGTCTTAGCAGGCGCTGCCTCTGGTAAACAACTTCGCCGTGTTACAGGTAATTTCAATTTAAGCAAAGAAACTTACGAGTCAAACGAAATTCGCTCAGACCGCCAATTAGCGGATTATCGTCACGGTGTTCGTAGTACAGAGGGTTCATTGAACGGTGAACTGTCGCCTAATTCTTACTCTGATTTTATCCAAGCAATTCTTGCTAGGGACTTTACAACTGGAGCTATCGCTACAGGCTTGACAGTAACTATTGCAGCTTCTGGTTTGTTGTGGACAGTCACTCGTACTGCAGGCTCATGGTTGACAGATGGTATGACTGTTGGTAAAGTTATTGCTCTTACAGGTGGGACACTAAACGTACTGACTACAGGTAAGAATTTATTGATTGTAGCTACGACAGCTCTGGTATTAACTGTCAAGGTTCTTAACAACACAGCCCTCTTTACAGATACAGCGGTAGCATCTGTTACCGCAACAGTGCGAGGTAAAGACACTTTTGTTCCTGCTACTGGACATACCGACCAATCTTTCACCGTAGAAGAGTGGTACTCCGATATTGCTCAGTCAGAGGTGCATACAGGTTTAAAAGTAGGCTCAATGAACACGCAGCTACCTGCCACTGGTTTAGCCACTGTGGACTTCTCTTTCCAAGGGAAGGACTTGACACAGACAGGTACTGCTCAGTATTTCACTACTCCTACAGCACAAGGTACAAATGGTATTTTTGCTGCAGTACAAGGTGCAGTCATTGTAAATGGACAACCTGTGGCACTGATTACTTCAGCGGATTTCTCAATCGAACGTGCTCTGGAAAATGCTGTTGCGGTGGGTTCAAACTCAGTTGCAGATATTTTCACAGGACGTATTAAGGCAATGGGTAACCTCAGTGTTTACTTCCAAGACGCTGTGTTCCGTGACTACTTTAAAGATGAGACTGTTGTTTCTTTAGTTTTTGCAATGACCACATCTGATGCAGCAAATGCGGATTTTGTAAGTTATGTTTTACCTAAAGTAAAACTTGGGTCATTCACCAAAGATGACCAAGAGCTAGGTTTAGTCGCCAGTACTTCGTTCCAAGCGTTACTTAATGACATTTCAACAGGTGGTCTACCCTTGACCACTGTTGCAGTACAAGACAGTACACTGTAATTAAACTCTAGTGAGTTCAACCCCCTCAGAGCAATCTGTAGGGGGTTTTTTATTGCTTATCTTCTACCCTAATTCCTGCATCTTTCACTTGACAATTTTGTAACCTTATGTTACAATAGATTATGTGCGATTAATAATATCTATAACAATTGCACAAGACCAAGGTTCAATTCTGAGCCTTTTTAATTTACTCACTAGAACATAAAGGAACTAAATATGTCGTTTGATCTAATAAAACATGACCCCGCCAAACTCGCAGAGGCTGGTTACACCTTCCCAATCGTCACGCCAGACGGTAACATTCAGGAAGCTACCCTCACCGTCCGTGGCGCACATTCAGCTAAAGTACGCACCTTTCAACGCAGCATCCAAAACCAATGGCAACAGCGTGATGCAGCAGCTAAGCGACGTGGAAAAGAAAAAGCGGACGAGTTGACTCCAGAGGAGTATGACGAACTCGGTGTTCGTTCAGCTTGTGCCCGTCTGATTGGGTGGACTGGACTTGTTGAGAACGGCAAAGAGGTTGTCTACTCAGAGTCTGAAGCAGAACGCTTAATGACTGCACATCAGTTCTTACGGGAGTTGGTGGTCAGTGAAAGCGAGAACTCAGGAAATTTTACCCAAAAGAAGACATCGCTCAAACCTTAGAATACTGCAAGCAAGAATTTGAGGGCAGTGTGTCTGGTTCCAACGGGTCTAGTATCCGTGATCAGTTGATGAATGTCTGGAAACAAACAGGGCACAAACCTAAAGAGTTAGAAAATCTAACTGAAATACCTAGTTCTTGTATTGAGGTTTGGCAATGGTTTCTACAACTCAATGAAACAAGGTCTTCAAATGGTTTCGGGTTTGACCCTATTGGATACGGGGACATCTGTGCTTTTTTCCAATTGATTCAAATAGTGCCTGAGATGTGGGAACTAGATTTGATTAGGGGATTGGACAGGACTGTACTTGGGGTATACGCTGCAAAGCAAAAAGCAGACAGTAAAAAATAGTAAGATTAACAGCGTCAGTCGTAGGCATACGCGCAAGTGAAGTTCTGCTCCAACAGAGACTCATCTGATGTTTGTTTTAAAATGTTTTGGAGGACAATGGTGGAAATTAATAAGAACAAAGCACTTTCACAAGACGAGTGGAAAGCATTGGTAGACTACAACCCAGACACAGGTGTCTTTGTTTGGAAAGTTAATCGTTATCGCACACAAGCTGGTGACATTGCAGGTTACCGTAAACCTAACGGGTATATCTCTATTCGTACAAACAAGAAGCATCATCCATGTCACCGAATAGCTTGGATAATTACGTATGGTGTTGATACTGATGGGTTCATAGACCACATTAACGGTGACAAAAGTGACAACAGAATTGTAAATTTACGTGTAGCTAATAAGTCCGCGAATGGGTTTAATACTACAAAACGTGCTAACAATACATCAGGTTACAAAGGTGTCACTTGGCACAAACAAATTGGTAAGTGGGCAGCTCGTGCAAAAGTAAACTATGAGTGTTATCACTTAGGGTTATTTGATGACGTACTAGAAGCTGCTAAAGCATACGACGATTTTGCGAAAGCAAACCACGGCGAATTTTACAAAGATAATCTATAAATTATAGCCTCCTCGTGAGGCTTTATTTTCAAATATCAATCATCTGGTATTTCAAAATAATGACAGGATAAAAGAAATGTTTGAACTCTCCTCCCTAAAGTTTAACGTAAACACAGAAAAGCTCAAAGAAGCTATCGAGATGGTAGATGAATTAGGCACGTCTGTTAACAAACTTAAAACACCCCTAAAAGGTTTAGAGACAGCGGCAACAACAGCAGGTGATGCTGTTGTTAAAGGAGCAGGTGCAGGGACAACCGCACTGCAGAAACAGACAAAACAAACGGACATGATGGGTCACGCTGTAGAACGCTTTTATAAAGAGAAAGAAAAAGCAGCAAAAGCAGACGAGATTGTTCAGAAACGCAGTCAAAGTATTCTTGAGAAACAGGTATCCGTCCTCAGTATTATGGGTGACGGTTGGTCAAAAGGTCAAGCAGGTGTTCTTGCCGCAGCTCAGGCTGCTGGTATAGCTAACAATGAGTTTCAGAAACTAAAAGACACACTGGCTTCCCAAAGAAGACTTGTTGGTGGTGATCCATTTGACAAAAGTGCAAGCGGTCTTGTTGGTTTGAAACAAGGTCTAGGAGAGGCTCGTGAAGGCTACCGTCAACTCACAGTTTACGAAAAAGAATACGCAAGATTAAAAGCGGAGGGCAATGGTGTAGAGATGCGACTGGTTGCCCTTAATCGTAAAGAAACTGACAGTCTGTATCGTGACAAGCAACGAATGATTGAGCAATACAAAATGCTCAAAACAGCTCAGTTTGACTCTAGCGACACTGCGATGATTGAGAAGCAAAAGAACGCTTACAAGGACTTAGTATCTAATGTTAAGAACCTCGAAAATACATACAAAGAAGTAGCCACTGCCAAGCGCCCACTGGATAATATTCGCACAGTTGATGCGACGAAACGCCGCGACCAGTTAAACTACATTGCTCGTGGCACTTCCGTACAATTAGGTGATATTGGTGTCTCACTAGCAGGTGGTCAGAATCCTATCACTGTAGCGATCCAACAATTTGACCAGTTGCGTAGTATTCTTGGTGGTGTTGGCAACGACACCAAGGCTATGCAGGAAGTGATGCAAAATGCATTCACCCAAATTGTGCAGGGATTTGCATACGTTGCAACTGCAATGGGGCAGTTTGTTGTTGGTGCTGTTGTCAATACATCAAAGGCACTTCTAACATTCGCAAGCGACATCACAGGTACAACCTATGTTTTAGCAACTTTACGCAAAGCCTTGGTTAGTCTTTCAGGTAGTGAAGCATCAGGTGTTGTTAAAACCTTTGACAGCATAGGTAAAGTTATTGTAGGAATCTCAGCTACACTCGTAGCATCACTCACCGTAGGTTTAATCGGCGTAGCCCTAGCCTACAAAGAAATCATCCAGACATCTCAAGACCTCTCAGTAGCTCTTGCAATGTCAGGCGGTGCAATCGCCATCAACAAAGACGAAGCCTTAAAAATGTCAGCAGCACTGGCAAGTACATCAGGCACGTCTATGCAAGTCGTAGGTGTTATCACTGAGATTGCTAAAGCAGGTAACTTAGGTAAAGACTCAATAGCTGGTATCACCAAAGCCTCTTTGGACTTGCAAAAGTACGGTGGTATTGCTGTTAAAGACACAGTGGCTTTGTACGCTAAATTAGCTGATGACCCTGTAAAGGGTTTGACTGAACTCGCCTTGAAAACAGGTGATGTATCTCAAGCGACTCTTGACCATATTGGAAAACTTGTTGCACAAGGCGACTCCGTTAATGCGGTGACATTAGCCATTGAAGAGATGAACCGTGTGAATGGTTTAGCTTCACAGCAAATGCTTGCTGATATGAGTCCATTAGAAGTGCTCTGGTCTGAAATGAAAGGTCAATTAACCTCTTTGAAAGAAGAGTTTTACGCGATAGCAGGTTCATCTGAACTTGTTAACGTCTTTGCAACAGCTTGGAGAACTGTTTCTGTAATGGTGTCCGAAGTTTGGTTTGTAATTAAAGGTGTAGGTAAAGAGATAGGCGGTTTAGCTGCACAATTAGGTGCTCTTGCATCTGGAGATTTCAAAGGCGCTTCCAACATCAGAGGCATGATGGTAGAGGACGCTAAAGCAGCAAGAACGGCACAAGATGCGTTAACTAAATCTATTGTAGAAGGAACAAGTTCAAGGTCTAGTGCAGAAAAGCAGTACATCAACGTAATGCAAGCTGGTGCTATTGTTCGCCGTGAAATGACTGAAGCTGATAAAGCTCAGAATATCGCAGGAATCAAAGCAGGAGAATCTTTAAAGAAAGAAGCTGAAAAATACAACAACGTATCTAACCTAGATGGTGCAGGACGTGAAAAAGCTAAACAAGCGGCAATAGATAAAGTGCGTAAGTTAACCGTAGAAAGTATGAAAGCTCATGGTGCTGATGTTGTAGCCATTGAGAAAAAATTAGCTGAAACTACAGCAAACATTGAGGAGCAGTACAAGCCTAAGAAAGAAAAGTCCAATTCGTCAGGTATTAACGACTCAATTAAAGCAGAACAAAAGACAATTGAGGATGCCCGTAAAGGTATTCAGCGAAGTGCAAACATGCAAATGGACGCACTTAACAGCTTGCACAAACGTGAGTTAGTTAATGATGTTGATTTCTTTAATCAGAAGTTCCTGATTGAAAAAGAAAGCATCGACAACTCCATTGATCTACTCAAGCAAGAGCAATCTATTGCAAGCAAGAAAAAGAATAGCCTAGCAGAAGTACAAGCCTTCCAAGGCAAGATAAGGGACGAGCAGGATAAGCTCAAGGACAAAGAATTAGAACGTAACTATGCCTTGCTGGACTTACAAGACAAGCTCGCTAAGGCTAGTATCAAAGCGTCCTTGACTGAAATAACAGCACTGCAAGAAAAGAACAAAGCTCAAAAGTTAGACAACGAATTGATCGGTTTAACTATTCAAGAGACTCAAGCCTTGAAAGCAGTAAGAGCAGACAGTGTTATTGCTTTACAAGCAGAGCATGTTGCTTATATGGAAAAGTACGGTTTGTCTGAATCAAGTGCAACAGCTTATGAGCTTGAGAAGCAAAAGCTGAACGCACTCAGAGAAGCACGTAACCTTGACACTGATGCAATCGCTCGTCACACAGAAGCAGAGCGTAAGAAGTTGAATGAAACTGTCAACGAAGGCTTTAGAAAAGATGGGTTAAATCTTGAAGATGCTCAAGCTGAGTTGAACTTTAGAGAGTCTTTGATTGGAACCTACGGTGTTCAAAAAGAAGAGGCTAAACAAGCCTACGAACTTGAGAAGCAGATGCTGCAAGTTAACCGCAAGCAGACCGAGGATTTAATCAGTGTTAGAAAACAGTACAACGCTTTATTAACCAACAACCCAGAGCAGAATAGTAAGACACTTAGTGATTTAGCTGCTGTTGAAGCAGTTATCAATTCCAACGCTGAAAAACAAATCCAACAGATTCAAAAGGGTGCGAAGATTGCACAGAAGGAACTATTGGATGGTAAATTTGACAAGGTAGCAGAGGGTCTAGCGGATGCCTTGGTAACAGGTATGACTAAGGGGGCTAAAGCGGGTCGTAAAAAGTTACGTGACCTGATTGTTGCAGAACTTGAAAAGACAATTACTCTTTCTATTACAGCAAACATCAAGGGGTTGCTTGGTGGGGGGCAAGGTGGTGGATTGCTGGATAGTTTATTTGGTAAGGTCACTGACAGTCTTTTCTCAAAAGGTGCGGATTTACTTGGAGGCTTGTTTGGTAGCAGCGGAGCGGCAGGAGCGTTTGGTGCTTCGTCAACTTTTGGTGTAGCTACTGGTACAATAGGTACTGGTGGCTTGAGCGCGGCTGGTGGTACTGGTGCGGCGGCACTGGCTGAACTGAGCACAGGCATTGCTGGATTAGGAACAGCGGCAACCACAACCGCTGCCGCTGCAGCATCTGGAGCAGTAGCTACAGGCGGTTTAGGTGCTTCTATTTTAGGAGCAATTCCTGGCGTTGGCTGGTTAGCACTAGGTATTGGGGCTTTGATAGGAATTTTCGGCTCTGGAAAAGATAAGATTCCTACGGTATTAAACGACCTAGCTTTATTTAATAACTCTCTTATTGGCTTACCTTTTCTTGAACTTGCGATAGGCAGTGATGAGGCGGCACAAGGCTTGCGTGATGTGATGTATGGTTTAGAGAACTCATCCCCTACCATGCGTAAACTTGCTGGTGAAACTTTAAGTCTAAGTGTCGAGTTGCTAAGAGCGACTGGAGATATTGCAGGTGCTGCAAATCTAGCTAGAAACATTGGTACAAGGGGAATGTCTGAAAAAGAAATTGCTGTATATGACTACAACGAGAAACTACGCAGTCAAATCGAAGCAGCAAGAGCAGGTGCAAGTGCAGCCCAAGCAGCAGCCCAAGCTGAAGAGCAGTTAGCTAAGACTCGTTGGGATTTAGCGGGTAAGTTGAACATCCTCCTAGGGCGTACAACACAGAAGGAGTTTGACCGTGCTACACAGTTAGCTGGTACAACAGATGCTGCATCTCTTAGTATGTTGAATTTAATCTTTCAAATGGAAGACCTGCATTTAGCGGTAGATGCCGCCTACGGTGTGCTTGAAAGAAGTGTAGCTGCTGAACGTAAACTTGGTGAAGTGCGTTTAAAGGCTGCTACAGACCTCCAAACATTGCTTAAAGCATCGAAAACAGCTAACACTGTAGAAGTATCTAGGAAAGCAGCCCAAGCGCAGTTAAGTATGTTCTTGGCAGTGGCTAAGGCAAGTGGCTTCTTGCCATCTGCGGAAACGTTAAAACCTTTGCTAGATTCAATTGGCAAACCTTCCGAGGACTTGTTTAGTACTTTTGAGGATTATCAAAGAGACTTCCTAAAGACTTCTAGGAATATTGCAGAAATGTCTGGACTAGCAGATAAGCAAGTGACAATGGAGCAAAAAACTCTTGACGCTTTAGATGCACAACTAGCGAATGCTAAGGCACAGTTAGACGCGCTGAAAGGTGTAGATAATTCAGTCAAGGATGTTTCAACAGCTGTTAATGATTTTAGTGCAGTAATGCAAGCTTTATCTGCCGCGCAGAGTTAAGCCGCAACCTTTAGTTACCCTGCTCCGTCCTCTGGCGGCGGAGGTGGCGGTAGTTCAGGTTCTGGTGGTTCATCCTCTGCAGCATCTACACCTACGTTTGAAGATATTATCGGTCAAGATAATAAGGACATTGTTGACGCATACAGAGAGTACTACAACCGCAACCCTGATCCCACTGGCTACAAGGGGTTTTTGGATTCAAAACTAACTGGAGATAAGTTGTCACAAGCGATTTTAGGTGCTTCTGCATCTAATACAGCAAGTGCGGATTATCGTATGGCAGTCTCAAGGAGTTATGACCCGCTAGACCCTATTAAGAAGTTTTGGAAAAGCAAAACCTCAACTAATACAGATATAGAGGGTTCATTCGCACAAGGTATTAATAGTGTGCCTTACGACATGACTGCACAGATACACAAAGGTGAAAGAATTTTACCTGCTGCAGACAACACCGAACTGTTTGCAAGATTGCAAAGTCCTCAAGACAACGCTGTTGTTATGGCAGCAGCTATTGCAAGATTAACAGAGGAAGTAAAGATGCTGAGAAGTGAAACACGTCAGGGTGTTGTTAATACAGGGAAAGCTGCAGAAAGTTTAAGAAATATGACAAATGAAAATGGAACAGCTTTTAATGTTGTAATGGAAACATGAGTAACAATGTAAAAATTATTAAACCGATAACTGTAACTAATTCAATGATAGTTAGTACAAATCTTTTTGATACTCCTTTAAATGGTTGGTACTCTGGAGGTACATATAACACAGGGGATTATGTAAGTATTCCAGAAGATGGGGGCTACTCTTTCTACAAGTCCCTTCAGAATAGTAATACTAATCATCCACCAAGCACTTCTCCGACTTGGTGGGTTTTCAGTAACTTTAATTATTCGACTTATGTACAAGGTGCAGGGTATGCTCTTGGCGCACGAGTATTAGACCCAGTAACTAACTACGTTTACGAGAGTCTAACAGCAAATAATAATGGCGTACTAGACCCAGTTGCTACACCTCCTTGGTTAAACATTGGGGTAAATGCTTCTATATTGCCAGCTTTTTGGCTTCCTAGCACTACTTACGCACTAGGGGAGAAGATATTGTATATACAAAGCACCCTTGGTGGAACTTTTGGACAACCTGACACAATTGTTCGTCAAATTGTCTACACTTCTCTTCAAGCGGGAAATATCGGTAACGACCCCTTCACGACACCAGCTTTTTGGGCTACAGATGTAACTTACCCTGTACCTTGGTTAAGTAGTGTTAATTATGTAAGTCAAAGAGTTGTATACACTCCAGACGGAAACCTTTGGCAGACTCCGTTTGGATGTAGGGGGATATTGCCAGCTGCTGAATATCCAGTTAACTGGTTTAAAGTTAAACCTAATAACCGTACCGCTATGTTCGATGACTTAAGCTCATCAGGCACTGAAGCTAATAAGCAAATACTGGTGACAGTGGCAAGCGGTGTAGTTACATCTATCGGTTTAGTTGCTGTTAACGCCGATGTAGCAAAAATAACGGTAAGAGACGGTTTAGCTGGTGCTATTGTATTTCAGAAAACAATAGGTTTATCTGGGGGCAATGCTTCAAATGGGTGGGATTATTATTTTAGTGACCCAACAATAAGAAAAAGACAAGCATACATAAGTGGGATACCTCCTTATCTAAATTCCCATGTGACTTTAGAATTGACTGGAACAGGTGCTATTAGTATTGGGAATTTCATTCTAGGTGTCACAAAAGAGCTAGGTCTACCAGAGTACGGCGTAACTTCTGAAATCCTAGATTTTAGCAAAAAAACGACAGATGATTTTGGTAGAACAACCTTTGTCAGACGAGGTTTTAAAAGAACAATGGATTGTAACATGTTCATTGAGAAATCTCAGTTATCTAGGATAGAGAATTTACTAGAGGATGTTCGCTCTACTCCAATTTTAGTTATTGCATCAGAAGACCCTGCTTACTCTGAGACAGCTATTCGATACTGCTTCTATAAATCATTTAGAACAGAAATAAACTACCCTACATTTTCATTTTGTAGTATTCAATTTGAAGGATTAATTTAATATGACACTCGCAACTTACACAGGTAATATACCAAATCGCTTAACAGGAGCTGACACTTTTAGTTCTGACGTGGATTATTATCATGCTTATTTTACACCGTTTATTGCTCAATTTAACGCTGATGTGGCAGCTCTGAATTTAAACTCCGTTATTGACACAAGTGCTTCAAGTGTCTTAATTGGTACAGGAACAAAGAGTTTCACAGTCAGCCTCAATAAAAGTTTTCAAGCTGGACAGTTTCTAATTTTTGCTGACAGTGCCGCGCCTTCGACTAACAGCATGGTTGTACAAGTTACTAGCTATAATACAAGCTCTGGTGCTATTGTAGTTAACTCCCTTTCTGTGTATGGCTCAGGGACAAAGACTGCATGGGTAATATCTCTTACTGGAGCACCTGCACAATTACCAAGTGGTCAAGCTGGACGAGCTGCGCTAGATATTAAACAGCAAGAGAGTGTTGATTATTCTTTTGCTTCAGGTTCGTTAACATTAAAACTAAACCCAACCAATCTCGATTTTAGATCCACTACAACTTCTAGTGGTGTACCTGTTAATATTGTCGCAGCCGGTCAATTAACGACAGTAATTAGTTCAGGTTCTACTGCAGGAATGGTATCAGGTGTATCAGGGGATATTTTATTACTCGCTATTAATAATGCGGGGACTATGGAGTTAGCTTGGAGCAACACAGTAAACCCTTTTATTTTTGACGAGACTAGCTTAATCAACACTGTTGCCGAAGGAGGAGCAGGCGCTGCAGATTCAGCTTCTACAATATACTCTACAACAGCTAGAACAGGGGTAGCTTATAGGGTTGTAGGTTTATTTAGAAGCACTCAAACAACTGCAGGTACTTGGGCGCAGACTCCTACGCTTGTACAAGGCGCAGGGTTTGCAACACTAGGTATATTCAATAAAAGAAGTCTAGTAGATATACCCTTACCAGCTTTTAGCGCTTACGCTAACACTAACCAATCTGTTGCTACAAGCACTTTCACAAAAGTGCAGCTACAAGTTAAAGAGTACGACACTTCCAACAGTTTTGATAATACATCGTTATACAGGTTTACACCACAAGTTGCAGGATATTATCAAGTTAATGGCGGCACTAACTATGTATTACCTGCTGCTAGTATGCTTTGTGTTCTTTACAAGAATGGTGTTATTTATAAACGTGGAACTCAAAGTGGTTCTGCAGCTTCTGCAGGCTACGGGTCAACAGTTCACTCCTTAATCTACTTAAATGGCACATCGGATTATATTGAATTGTACACTTATCAAGCCTCTGGAGGCACAATAGGCACACTTGGAACTATAGATGGAACTTATTTCAACGGTGTTTTGTTAAAGGCAGGTTAAATGTTAGATACTATTCTATTTCTTTATCCGAGTGCTATACCATTAACTGATTTTATATTGGAAGACTCAGGGAACGGTGTAGAAATAAAAAACTGGAATACAGGTAAACTAGGTGATACTCCTGCTCTAGCTACTTTAGCCTCTACAATAGTACCACCCAAGACACAAGCGGAGTTAGACTATCTTCGCTATGTTAAACGCAGCCAAGCTAAGGATAAAATACTAGACGAGTTTGCTGCAGAAAACATGGGACGCATTAGGGCAGGTACTTGGACTGTTCCTAATCTAATTGCCTTGACGCAAGATGCTCAGTTGACAACCCTTCTCAGTAATATTAATACACTAAGTTTTGAGTTAGCAATTAGTTCTGTTCAGTCTTTAACAAACCCCTTAATCACCCCTGTCATTAAAACATCTTGGATTTCAAAACTCCAAGCTAACTTGTTCTTAACACCATGAAAATCGGATTTAAAAAGGGGCATAAATTCTATAGCCCAATTGTAAGAACCTTTACTACTTCACAATGGTCACATGCTGCTGTGTGGATTGGTGATAACCTTTATGAGTCTACGGCTTTAAAAGGTGATAAATACAAATCTGGTGTGAGGTGCTACCCAATTTCACAAGAAATTAGTGATGAGTATGAGTGGTTTGATTGTAATGTTCCTGATAAGCTAGCACTTGAAAGGTTTAATCAAATTAGCGGCTGCTCCTACGACTACTTCAGTTTACTCTCTTTCTTGACTTTAAAAGTACGAGATTCTAAGCGGTATTATTGCTATGAATTAGTTTTGTACATGATGACAGGAAATGTAAATGAAAGAGCAACAGGTGAAGTCTTATTAACCCATCTTGCAAGACTTCAGAAAGCACAAAATGGAACAAACATTATTTGAAAAATACCTTGCGAGAGAGTATACACAGACTACAGGGGTAATCATTCTGGGTTTTGTATCTTTGTGGTTGGGCTTTCTTGAGTCCACAGCATTGGTAACACTGGTTGGGCTTGCCCTTGGTGTGTATGGCGCTAGTAAATATGCCGAAAAGAAATTGGAGTTAGAAAAATGAAATTAGAAATCAAAGAGGTGTTTTGGTTAACTGTCGTGATAACAGGTTTACTGTTCTTTACAGGAATAGCTGTTGTGCCATTCACGACGAGTTTAACCACAGACCCCTACACACAGAACATTATGTACGCGATTGGGAGGTTACCTGTAGTGTTTACTGCTATTTATTTTTATTTGAGTCTATTAGGGGA